TTACCCACCGTTTGCCCCTGTTTGTTACTGTTTGGTTATGCTTTCGGTATTGGTGTTTGTACTTAGTTATGCGTATCGATCGTACCCTCTCAACTCCCTAACACCTCCCGACGTCGACGTTATCAGAACGCCTCGGTCCTATCGTTCCGGGCTCCTCTTTGCTTCTCGCGTCGTTCCCGTTCCGATTGCGACGAGGGTCGGCAAGCGTGACCGCTTGCGCCCGCTACTCGGAGACGATACGCTCTTGAGAATCACCGAGGGAAGGCTACATAATGGTGATAGTCAAACGCAAGATCGACAATCGAGCGCTCAACGCCTACGCAAAACGGGAGCATCGTCGTGTCTCGTCGCTACTCTCGTCGATTCTCCTCGTCAGTATCGCGTCCCTGATCGCTTTCTTGGGGGTTGCGTTTTTTCTCCTGACAGTCTTGGGCGTGCGTTTGCCTCTATAATAGCAGTGCCAAAAAAAGTTCAAGATAGAGTGTAGACTTTGCCGATCTACTCGTTAGAATCCTAAACAGTCGTTCACGTTCACCACAACACCACAACACCACAACACCACAAAGGAAACGACGAATGATCACCACACTTCCTACCATCCCCACACACCTTCCATCATCGCTTTGTGCTGAAGATGATCTTTGGTTGACAGCTGATCAGGTACGCCAAGGATTCGATCTATCCAGGAGAACGTCGCGTATCGAGCTGGTCCGCATGGCAAAGGACGCGCTTTCCGGGATGAAAGGCTTCGCGGTACCAGAAAACATCCACCTTTTCGGAAGCTCAACCAAAACCAAGAAGGGTGAGAAGTTCCGCATCGAAACCATTGTGTCATATCTCCTACCCGGCAAGTTGTGCAAACACGCAACCAAGCTCTGCCTAGCCTCATGCCTAGGAACAAAGTCAGGAC